CTCTTACACCAACACCAGTAGATGATGGACTGGTCAAAAAGGCATATAAACTTTTGGACTGGATAGCTTTGAATGTCGGTAAAGCAAAGGACTAAATAGTTTATAATCTAGAAATACGGAGAAAATTATGGAATATATTATAGTTGCATTATTTGTTGCAGTAATTGGTTACACTATTATCAATGATAATAAAAAGAAACCTGTCGCTGCTACAAAAGCTAAAAAACCAGTTAGTAAGAAAAAGGCACCTAGTGTCGCAGAACTTAAAAAACTTACTAAAGTTCAGTTACTAGAACACGCAGACAAGAATAAAATCAAAGTCAAAAGAAGTGGTTCTAAGGCAGAAGTGGTCAAAGCAATTTCACAACACAAATAAGTGAATTGACAAACGGATTTAGAAGGGGTCTTTATGACCCCTTTTTTTGTTACAAAAATACTCAAATGAGGGGGTCTCTTCCCTAAATAGTCGTATGAGTGAAATATTCGGATTGATAAGTGATGTCGGAGCCCCTATTGCAGGAAGTCTTGTAATGGGTTTCTTTATTTTTACTGTTATCAAACAGATACTAGAGGGTGTTGTTGATGACATAAAAACTCTTACAATGTTTTGTACATCATTAGAAACTCGTGCAAGAGTTATGTCTAATGAAATGATTAAAATAGATTTATTAGTGTCTAAAGCATTAGAACTTAGGCCTGATATTGAAAGAGTCGCTAGAGCTGAGAATTTCATAGAAGACGGAAGTATAGATTCAAGAAGAGATTAAATTATGGAAAATGTGGCACAACTGATTGGAGATTATGGATTCCCTATTGTTATGATGGTAGGACTCGGTTATTTTGTTTACTATGTTTGGTGGTTTGTTGGTGAAAATCTCGAACCCGAAGTAGAGAAACAACATTTTGCACTGATAAAACTTATCGACCAAGTAAGAATGTTAGACCAAGACCTCATCAGACTTCAGCAAAAAGTCGATGTAGTCCTAGAAATGAAAGAAAATGATAAGAAGAGAGTAGCAAAAAAAGATGAAAATATTAGTTCTGATAATTAGTTTAAGTTTTGCACTTAGTGTAAGTGCAGACGAAATCGTGCATAACTTTAAAAGTCCAAGCTTTAGTGGCATAGGACAAAGTTCACATTTTCTTACGATTGAGAATCAAGAAAAGTCTAGACGGGACAAGATTGCTCAGGACATAAGAGACCAAATCGCAAAGGCAGAAAGGGAAGCGGACAATACCACGCTCGCTAAATTCCTGAGAAATGTCGAGAGCAGAATCTATGCTCAAATTGCAAAACAATTAGTAGAGAATATGTTCTCTAACGGTGAGGCCGCTGATTATGGAGTGTTCTCAATAGAAGGAAATACGGTTACATATGAGAAATTAGTCGGAGAAGACGGTGCAGAATTCATCAGATTGACGATTGTTTCTTCAGATGGAACTACAACAACATTAGATATACCTGTAGGTACTGGTAGTTTTTAAATGAAGATTTTAGGGTTTGTAGGACTATTTTCGGTCTTGCTCATGACTGGGTGTGCAAGTGTTCCAACAGTTAATGACACTTGTACAACTGCAATCATGGATAAGATTGGAACTTGTATTGAACCTGCAGAATCAGTTAAATTACCTACACATTTAGAATTATTAGAATTACCACCTGCAGAAAATATGCCTATTGTGGCAGTTTACGGGTTCTTGGATAAAACAGGGCAACGTAAGAGTAAAGACGGGATTGCATCTTTCTCAACTGCAGTAACACAAGGTGGTGAATCATTCCTTATCGATGCACTTAAAACTGCAGGACAAGGAAAATGGTTTAGAGTAGTAGAACGTACAAGTTTAGATGCACTTGTAAGAGAAAGACAAATCGTTCGTTCTGCTAGAGAAGAATTTGCGAATCAAGAGGATAATAAGGATAAGGATTTACCTACGGGAATTCAACCCCTCTTGTTTGCAGGAATCCTACTTGACGGTGGGATTGTTGGCTATGATACCAACATTGAATCGGGGGGAAGGGGCGCTCGCTATCTCGGCATCGGTGCTTCCAACCAATATAGAAGAGATGTTGTAACAGTAAGTCTGAGAGGAATATCAACACTTACTGGTGAAATTTTACTTAATGTACAGACCACTAAGACAATTTTATCGACTGGTGGTGGTTATGATGTATTCCGTTTCGTTGATATGGATACGAAACTAGTGGAAATTGAGGACGGTGTAGCAACCAACGAAGGAGTTACGAAAGCGACTCGTTCTGCGATTGAACTTGCCGTTCTAGAATTAATCTATCAAGGTGATGAGAGAGGATATTGGAAGATAAATTGGCCGATAACTGAATCTAAAATAAAAGAGGAAGTGTCAGACTTTTTAGACGAAAATGAACTTGTTCTCATTACAGAGGGAAAAACAAATGAAGAATAAATTATTACTCATTATGTTAACATTAGGTCTGATACCTGCCACTTTATTCGCAGGAGCAGACGATAACGAAATATGGTTAAATCAATCAGGTACAGGACTTGTATTGAATTTTACACAGAAAGGTTATGGAAACAAAGTTGGTTTAGATGATTTCTCAGGAACATCTGCTGACATGGTTTTAACTGGTGCATCGAATACGTTTACACTTGTCCAATTTGGAGATAGTAACAAACTATACGGGCCTATGATTGCTGACTCAGCAACTTTAAACCTTACCTTTACTGGAAATTCAAACGCAATGGACTGGAACATTGGTCAAAATAGTGCTGATAACATTAATATGTTAAGTGCTGTTACTGGTGATTCTAACACTTGGAATATTGATATTGGTGCAGCCGCATCTGCAGAATACTTAAACTATGACTTAGTTGTTACTGGTTCAAGTAATATATTTACAACTGTTGTTGATTCAGATAATGCTGTTTGGAACTGGACTATTACTGGTTCTTCAAATGACATTAACACTAATCAATCAGATGCAACCGATAACTCTATTACTGCAATCTTAACTGGTTCTAGTAATGATATAGACATCATTCAGAAATCAGGTTCAGATACAGGTTGTCCAAACGGTCAATCATGTAGTGGTATTATTGACGTAACATTCGTAACTTCTAATGGAAATATTGACATCGTTCAAAAAGACGATAACGATACTTAATATTTTACTGGTCGGGTCGGTCTATGCATCAGACCCGATTGGTGAAATTATTGAGGAAAAGGGTTATGCAGGTCTTACAAGAGACGGTGATAACACCGTCCTACTAGCATCAGAAAAACCTGATGTTTTGATGTATGATACTGCACAAACTCAGAATGGTAGAATGAAAATTCAGTTCGAAGGTGAAGAAGAACTTTCATTAACTGAACATTCAAAAGTTTGGATTGATGAGGTCTATTATGACCCCGACCCAAGTCTATCAAAAATGTCATTACGAATGGCACAAGGCACCGCTCGATTTGCATCGGGTTTTGGTGGAAAAATTAACAAAGCGAATATTGATATTACAACGCCTACTGCCACAATCGCAGTGAGAGGCACAGATTTTACTACAAGTATTGACGAATTAGGACGCTCACTCGTTATACTTTTGCCAGACAAATGGGGTTCACCTTCAGGAGTCATTGTAGTGTCCAATGCAGGTGGTGAAGTTACACTTGATGAGGCATACCAAGCAACTATGGTATCAACCTTTGACGACTCACCAACTAAACCTGTTAAAGTAAATGGAATAGATGTTAATATGATTGATAATATGTTTATTGTCAATCCACCTGAAGAGGTGTCCGACCAAGTTGCAGAAGAACAAGGTGGTGGAGAAAACGATTCTAACAATATTCTAGATGTAGACTTCTTAGAATTTAACGATTTAGAGGAAGATTACTTTGAAGATGATGAGCTAGAATATACAGAGTTAGATAGAGATTTATTAAATATCGATTTTCTCCAAGACTTGTTAGATGTAGTTTTGGACATTGACAAAAAGGTGGGTATTGATGTCGAAAGACAAAAATTTGGAAGTGTTCGTTTAGAAGGAACAGTTGCAGGGTTTGATAAAGACACTCAATATAATACAATTATAGATAAGGGTCTTGGTCAAATATGGTTTTACAGGGAAGTAAATGGAATTATTTCAATTAGGATTCCCATGTTTGCACAAGCAAGTATTAGAACCATAACAGACGAAAAGGAGTCATCAATTAGGGTGGGTGATGGTACGTCTCTAAATATAACCATTACACAAACAAACTAGGAGAACCTATGTTAGAGATGTTAAGTAAATTTCGTTCATGGCATGAAGACCAAATATTTGGATTTCAAAATGCAATGAGACTAGATGACTACCACATGATGTGGTTTGCATTTGGTAAAGGGGTTTTATTCACAGCTTTATTATTTTGGATTATATAAATGAATAAATTTTTATCATTTTTAATATTAATACCTTTGTTCGCATGGGCTGATGATAATCATGTCCATGTTGAACAGGTTGCATCAGGAACTGTTGACGTAGACATTACTCAGATTGGGTATGATAACACTATTAACTTTTCTTTTGCACATAGTGGTAATGCATTTGACTTATCACAAACAGGAAATGGAAACTCTATTTCTTGGGTCTCATATTGGGGTTCAGGTAAGTCATGGGGTGGAGACGTTGACGGTACAAACAATACTGAAACAGTAGTACAATCGGGTGGTGCAACATATGGTAGACACATATGGGGTAACAGTAATACAGTTAATGTAACTCAGAACGGTTCACATACGCACAACATAGACATTCATACAGATGACGTTGACCATGACGTATCACAAACAGGAAGTGGTTCACACTACAGTCATGTTTATTATTATGGTACTCAAGACGGTTCAACTGTTAATCTTACACAAAAAGACGGTGCAAATCATAACGCACAAATTAGACTTCAGGGAACTCAACCAACAACACTTAACCTTTTACAACAAGGGTCAACCAATCAAGCATACACACTAACTCAAAATTGTTATACTGCTGGTGGTTGTACAGTATCAGTTACACAAGGTAACTAACATGACAATTAAAGCGAAAGCGATACGATTCCTTGAAAAGGTTCTAAAATGGGTAGTATCATGGAAGTAGAATGTCCTAAAGAATATTATGAATGTCTCACATATGAAGAGTTTGATGAGATAGTAGATTTATTAGAAGAAAACGATATTGCAATGCCAGAAGCAATGGGTGATGCAGAAGCAGCCGCAAACTTTGTTTGGAATGTTCTATTCCTAACACCTATGGAATTAGTCTATATTGGAATTTCAATGTCTGTACTCGCATTTTATGGACTATCTATATACTATATGTACAAAAAAATACAGAAGAAATTTTCATGAGTAGTAAAGAAAGAATAGACGAGTTCATTCAGGATTATCGTAAATCCGAAAAGAAAAAGTTTTGGTCAGGAGTAACTTCAGGACTATTAGGACTTGCATTGATAGGAGTATGTTTATACATATTTTTCTTTGCATGGCCAACTATTGAATAATGTATTCTTGGAAAACAGTATTAGTAACTATCGGGTTACTATTTACACTTAAGGTTTGGAATCCATATTTTATAGAAAATATCACTTGGTCGTGGTTTGATTACTTACATAGTACACATAGTGTTCAAGAGTACGATTCCGAATCAGGACTTCCTGAAATAGTTTTAGTCGATATTGACGAAAAGTCAGTAGAACAACACGGTCAATTACCATTCCCACGCAAAATATACGCAGATAAGATGTTAGAATCACACTGGTCTAACACTTATGTGTTTACCCAAGTGTTCTCAGAACCTGATAGATTCGGGGGAGACGAAGAGTTCGCAACTGCACTAGTAAACAGATTATCAATT